CTGATAGATCGCATTGCCTAACATTTTTGCAATATCGACGGTACTATTATTCCCTTCGATGTCTTTTACTTGAATTTTTCTAAAGTCTATTTTCATAGTTTTATTGCATAACGTGTAAATTAACCGTAGAAGATGTATTATTAACAGAAGCGTATGTTTCCGCTGTTACAAAAATTGCAAATCGGTAAGGTTCGAGAGTATAAGTACCCCCGCTTTGCCATGTTGTAAGAACCCGCTTAGGATAGCCAGAAGCGTTTACAATTGTTATCATTTTGCGCCGAGGTGAATTGCATATATATATTACATAGTTTCCACTTCCTTCAAGAAAAATACAGTCTATCGGTTGTCCTGATTGCGCATATTTGTGATAAGTTGTATCAGTTCCATAATTATAGATATGTGCAAAGAAATCACTAGTCGAAGCGGAATTAAATGAAAGAGAAGTCATTTGTTGGTGTCCGAATTGTCCTCTACACCACAAATCAGCGGTTAGAAACCTATAGCTTCTATTTGTTCCGTTCGGTTCCTTAAAAGTGCCTTGATGCTGCATGTCGCCTTCAAAATACATCTTCCCTTCGGATGTGCTAAATCCGATTTCGCACATTACGACTTCTTTATTATCTACTATTTTAGTTCCTTGTAATGACTTAAATGTGCCTGTCGCGCCATTCAGTTTTTCAACTTCTAAGGTCTTAACATCGATAAAATCCGTTACAATCTTTCCATTAGTGATAAACGTCTTATTTCCAACCAATATCGCACCCGTTGCAGGAAGTGATAATTTTCCGTCTGCTGTTAATTCAAGCCCGGTTACATTATGCTTAATCGAACCGCCCGTCATTAACCAACCCTGCGTTTTTGCTTGATTACCAATAAACAGACCGGACGTGCCGAGTATATCGATCGTTGCATTTTGAGCTACTAACAACTGCGTAGCAACATTAACAAAGTCGTTAAACAAAGTCCATTTCGTTACATCGAAAGAAGAACCGGAATTATGATCTACACGACACGAATAAGTATTACCGTTGTAGATAATAGTATCTCGATACTGCGTATTATTAACATAGTTAGTGTTTGCTTTCCACTCACCGCGCGGGCGGATTAAAGCACCGGGAAGTCCGGTTGCTCCTGTATCTCCCTTGCCTCCCTGATCGCCTTTATCTCCTTTGTCCCCTTTATCCCCCTTATCTCCTGTATCACCCTTTACTTTCGTCCAAATATACTTAGAAAAAGTTGTGCTGTCTGCCGCAGTGAAGTCAACATATTGCCCTATCCAAGCACCGGGAGTCTCACCATTATTAGCAGTAAAACTCGTACCATTGTCCGAGTACTTGATGTGTAAGTAAGAAGTTTGTCCGTTGGCTCCGGTTGGTCCGGCAATACCTTGATCTCCTTTAGGACCTTGAGAGCCTTTCAACTGCACCCACTTATAAGAAGTGTATCCAGTTGGAGCGGTCGCGCTAGTTGTTACCGCCGTACCGATATAAGTGTTCGGAGTGTCAGACATCGGATTACCGTTCGCATTAGCGGAGTACTTCACGTGAAAATACTGTGATGTGCCGGGAATACCTTGTGATCCGGTCGGTCCTGTATCACCTTTGTCGCCTTTTGCCCCGGTTGCACCCTTATCACCCTTATCGCCTTTGTCTCCTTTGTCGCCCTTGACACCCGTTTCTCCCTTAGAGACATATTTAAGCCAATCAGTAGAATTGTCTGTTGGTTCTTGGATTGTTTTGTCTGCAATACATATCCATGTACTGCCATTGCATACAACTTCATCATAGTACCAATATGTGCCCGGCGTCCATACTCCTTTGAAAGCAGGTACGGGAACTTCGGTTATACCGTCGTTAGATAATTGCTTGATAGTCCCGGTCATATACACATTGCGGAGATACGCACTATGTCCGGTCATTTCGATACCAAACAATTTCAAGTTAGACAAGTCGCCCAACTGCATAGCGATCATTTCCTTTGAAATCTCCCAACCGTCTACACCTGTCAGGTAACGGACATAGCTTTGTGTCGAGTAGCTCGATTTTTGCCGCTCTTTGTTTGTGAAGTTACCATACGAAACGAAGTGCATAGCCTTGCAAGGGTGTGCGGTTGTACCAGAACGAAGCGCATATTTAAACGTGGAATCACCGATCTTTTCAGTAATACGAAAATAAGCGGTTTGAAATCCGGTTGAGTCGTTGAATATACCTTTGCAAATATCATCTACCTCTATTTCTGCTATTTCGCCCGGTTCGAGTTTAAGGTAGATAATCCGATTTGATTCGTCTATACGTTCGATGATCCCGCCGCCCGGAGCGTTCCACTCTTCACCCGAAACGATTGATACGCGGTTGTAGCGTAATTCAGGAACTTCAAGGAAATCACGTAGACGAAGAGATTTTGCATCTATACGACCGTCTTTGCCGATTAACCAACCGATTAAGCCTTCTGTGTAGTCATTTGAGGATATATCACCGGAAAAAGTCGCTGATTTGGCAATCAGTTTATCAAGAACGTTGAGTATTTGCGTTGTTACCGTCGTTGCGGTTAACGTATCCGTAGAAATACCCTTCGTTACGTCTAGCCCATTGTCAACGATTAAACCACCTAGCAACTTGATAAGAAATTGCGTTTCGTCTGGTGCTGTTTTGGATAGATACGAGTCTTTTAAAGAGTCGATAGCCGCATCTAGTTCCTGCCTTATGCGCAAAGAAGAAAACGTATTATCGTCGGTCGGTGCCGTATTATTATCGGTCAGAGCAATAATACGAGACTTTATTTCAAATAGGGAACGAAGAGACGAAAATACATTGTTATCGGATGATGTACGCCCATCGTCCATCTTTAATACATCAAGATCAACGCCACCGCCATTTATAGGCGTTGGCGTTGTTGTACTAATACTTACCGAACCGGAATTGCGTAAATACTTATTCCGAAACGAATGAGGCACTTTCTTATTTTCTACTTCTATCATGTTTCTATTAATGATACGTTACAACTTTCATTTGCGTAATCAATACTCATTTGATCTACTATCATTTCTCTTTTGAGGGAATTTTCGTAAATCCTAGACAGTATCGAAAAGCCACGATTCAAATTATTGCTGTATCTAAATTTAGGAGCTTTATAATGTGTATAAAACTTGTCTATTAGTATTTGTTCCGGCAATACATTTTTATCGTGCAACGGGCTATATACCGTTTTTAAATAATCAAATTTATCCCCTGATTTGGTAGCGCAATTTGAGTAAGAAGAAATATTTTTTGCGTTTGAGTTGATTAATAGTTCGATGTCGTCCATTTCTGTTACATTATTGTCGTTTATCACGTTGCTGTAAACTACGTCGGAGTCGTCAACTGCATTATTAAATATATCGTATGTAACTTTATTGTTAGTATACTTAAACGTGAAATCGGATATATGAAATGCAGTACAAGGATAACAGCCCCCATCCGTTCGATACATAGGATATTTTCCTAAATGATTCGGAGTGCTTAATTCAAAGCGTATCTTTCCGCATAGTATTTTATCATCTGGAAGTTTAATCGCGACTCCGTCCGTTGAGTCGTACAGATTAAATCTATAACTAACAGTATTCGTTAATCTCTTTTCATCATCGAAAACTTTATCACCTTCTTTGTTTATATGAACCAAATAGAAACCATCTTTAAGCGTACATTCGTCGTGATACCATTTTTCGACAAAAATATCTTCGCCATTTTCCCTATACGCATAAACCTTATTGCTATCGGCGAACCCGCCGAAAGCCTTTTCGCCGCTAGCTGAATCATATTCTCCCTTGCTTACAAATCTCCAATCTCCAAATTCATCCTTATACCTATACCATGTAGCCCCTTTATAAGTTAAGTTATGCGTATTTTTATAATAGCCTCGATTTACTCGATCCGTATAATACTTTTGATTTCTCCATACTTCACCATCATAATAGTAATCATCTATATATAATTTGCAAGGAACCATCGTATTATCAAATCCGGCGCCATATTTTGTATTAGAGTATACTTCATCGGACGTTTTTATTATATCGTTCGGAAGAAAAGAGCCGGACATTCTATAAGCGATATTTATTATGAAATATCCTCCTTTGAATAAAGAATACTCTCCGTTTTTCAATGTTAAAAGAGTCTTTCGAGAAGCACTAATTATATTATACGCTTGCAGGAATGAAACGCAGGTTTTCCAACTTAAAGAAGACGGTTCCCCGTCCTCTGTTGTGTAGTCGCTGTACTTCTGCCATACCACACCGGAATATATATCATTAACGTTGTCGATAGTCACTTCAACACCTTCTGCCGGAATATCAAGAAATGAAAAGCTCGGTATCAAATACCCCCAATTACTATTAGATTTAAAAAACGAATTAAGAAGGGTGTAATTCTTTCCGTCTATATCCTTACCAGATATATAATATTTATTGGGATCGGAGTTTTGATTTACTATATCCTTATCGTCGTCGAGCAATTCCGGGCATAAGTTGGTTATCTGATTCATATTAGCAACAACAGATACTTTATTATACACATCACCAAGCGATATACTTCCCGCGCTTTCAGATACGCCAATATTACGCACATTCAATAGTGCGGAAGGGATTGTTATACTTTCACATGTATCGCTTATTCTATCATAAACGAAAAAATGAAGCTCGTCGTTTTTGATAAAATCATAGTCGATCATATAATAAGCATCCTGATACTGAATGAACGTCATACCGATATATTTAGAGATTTCTTCTAAAACATCTCTACTATTCATCGGCTCGTTAGCTTCATCAAAGAAATTTCGTTCATGTATATAAATATCTTCTATCAAAGAAGTAGAAACATCTTTCGAGATTCTATTAGTTTTTTGAAAGTACAATTTGTTTAGAATCTTTCCGGGATCGGCAATATCAAGAATGTGCATTATTACATCTTTGAAACTTTTAAAATAGACCTCGGAAGAATTAATATAAGAGTACTTCTTATTTTCCAAAACGGAAATAGTATCGATTGCCTGTATCTCCACTATATTAAGCGGAGTTATATAATCGCTCGAATATAAATTTGGACTCATATATCCAAACCACTCTAAAACATCATCGGTTTTATTATACAAACGAACTTCTATATTTTGCCCTTCGGCTGTATATAGGTCTGATAAAATTCTATCTGTCAATATGCTTGTTACCGAATTAGACATTTTCAACGGTTTGTATAGAGTGTCCGATTCATACTCAACAGTAAACGGGCTATCTGTTAGGGTGAGTTCTTCGGAATACGTTGCAAAGACCGTATGAATTTCGATTCTATACGTCTTGTCTTTCCTGCTCTTAAACTCTGAATAATATCTTAATTTCATCTTACTTTGCTTTTCTGATTATAATGATTACTCAAAACTCCTTCCAAATCTCTTCCATGTATGCGAAACGTTACGTTTGCGGGCTGATTTCCATTTTCTGCAGACGGTGCAATCTTTTGCGATAAGGAGCCATATAAACCGCTATTAAGCATTTGAAACAAATTACTTTGCTGTGATCCGTTTAAAATCATCTCGCCTGAATTGAGTAAAGCCGGAACCTTATCGCCTGTGAATGATGTGCCAGGCACAATACCACCCGTTGCGAATTTAGGAATACTAGCCATTGCCGCAATTACAGAGGCGACAGCCGCGCCCGCCAATAGCCAACCTACAACGGGTGTTTCGGTTGCCGAAGTCACGCCGTTAATTACAGCTTCGGTTTGTTTAGCTGTTATCAAATCTCTAATTGCTGGAATAGCTTGCGCAATGCTCGAGACTACGCCCGCACCCCATTGGAGATACGCCGCGGTGCTTTCGTTTGTGATTCCAGATAAAGAGCTCATAATACTTCCAACTGCATAAAGCGATTTAGTGTATTCCTCATTTATATCTATATCCTTTTTCTTAATTGGAGACTCAAATTTCGGTAACTTAAAGTTTTTACCTCCCTTTCCATGCGTTGGAACCTTATCGTAAGTCGGTGCGATAGGTACGGATAAAGCGCCGTCTTTCATCCCGCCGTTTTTGATTTTAAACGCTTCTTGATCGACTACAAACTTTAGATTGATCTTCTTTTGTTCGAATTCGTTGATCGTGGTTTGAATCGTTGAGCGTGCTTGCATATCGGTTACGGAAATAAGTTTCTTATTCAGGTCTGCCAACTGAATGTTTATCGCCTCTATACTGTTACCGCTAGTTTCGACCTGCAATTTTATTTTCTTTGCTTCAAATTCGTTAATCGTAGTTTTGATAGTAGTTTTTGCCTGTTCGTCCGTAGTGGCTATGAGCTTCTTATTTAATTTCGAGATTTCTGCATCATACCACGCAATAGAATCTTTTTCAGGTTCTATTTTTGTATCGCTACCACTTCCGCCGCCGTTTCTCTTGTTATAACTTCCGTTTATCTTGGCATCTGCATTTGCGACCTCTAATTCTTTGTTAGATACGGCAACCTTTAAACTATTCGCCGTAGCTCTCATCTTTAACGCTTGCGCTATTGCTGATTCCTCATCGTCTGCCGCTTCAATAAATAATCTATTCAATTCTCCATAAAGACCAAAACGAGATTCTTTATATCTTTTCAATTCTGCCCGAATCTTCTTTGTCTCGTCCGAGTCTATTACTTGCTCTGTGTATGGGTCTCTAACCTTTGAGGATTCAATCCTTTTGTTATATTCAAATAGTCTATCTTTGTGGGCGGTGCTAGTCTTTTCAATATCTGACCTTTTACTGTCTTTTATTAAATAATCCCACATCTCCCTAGATACATTCTTATTGAATCCCATTTTTGCAATTTCAGCCTGTAAAGCCGTATAGGAAGTATCAGTATTGGCAGTCGCTAACGATTGCTGCAAAGTTGCCATCTGTATAAGATATTCCTTTGCTTTAGCTAAATGTTTATTGCGCTCTTCATCGCTTATATTACGCGCCTTAGCTTTATTTAGTTCAAGCTGATATTTTGTGTTAAGATCGTCTACCTCTGCTTTATTGAATAAAGTTTTTGTACCCAAATTATCTAAAGCGACGGATAAATCCCCGGCTTTGTCGATTACATTTTGCAGATTAGAAAGAAAGCCATCAAAGTTTCCTAATGCAATGCTAGAAAAAAAAGAATCAACACTTGCCTTTGCTTGATCCATCATTTTAACATAAGCATCCCCAGTTGTTTGTGAGCTATTAATAACTTTCATTAATCCCTCGTATGCTCCCATAGCTACGCCGATAGTCCCGGCAAACTTAACGATGCCCGCTCCGGCTGTTTTAGCCATATTACTAATACCGCCCTGAAAGTTATTAACACCCTTCTTTGACTTCTCTAAATTCGCGTCGAAGTCATTCGTTTTTAATAATAATCTTGTTACTATATCAGACATCTTTATTCGTGTTTAATTGTGATTCTACTTCTTTTGCTTTAGCTCGTAATCGTTGCATCTCTTCGTCCGTTACGCTCGTATCTTTCTTTTCTTCTTCATCCCACGGGAACCGGAGTATATCGGTTTGCTTTAGCGTCTTTGTGCTATTAGATTGCGCTATAATGAAACCTAACAATCTAGTTTGTTCCCACGCTTCCCGATTGCGTCGATTCAATCCGTCTATAAACGATTCAACCTCGATAAAGTCCATTTTATCGAGGAAGTAATCGGGAGCGATCCCGCCCTCACCGACAACGCGCGAATAAAGTTCGCGTATACTTACGGCTTTCGTTTCCGCGTCGTCACCTTCTTTTTTTTTACGTCATTTCCTGCCGATTGCGAACGTAGTTTGATTTCATCCAAAATAAACTCTTTGAATTGTTCGAATAGAGTCAAGTCATTTTCGCACAATTCTATAAACTCGTCAAATTCCATATTAAACGAATCCTTATTGCTAGCGATCAGGAACGAATAAAACAAAATGTATTCATCTAGTAATTTCCCGAACTGAAACGGATAGTCGGATATAGATTCGAACACAAAGAACGCACGAAGCGTATATTTCAAAGAAAGATCTTTTCCGTTAAGTGATATTGTTTTCATTGAATAAGTCGTTTAGAGGGCGGCAAAACACCGCCCGTAAGTTATTTACTAGCTGCTTCCTTTGCAAGCGGTCCGGTTCCTTCGAAACTGATTGATAGTGTTGCTTTGTCTCCATCCGGCGCATTCGCTTCTAGCGAAGTGATAACCGCACTACCTGTATATGCACCTTCCGCTAGCGTCCATCCGGCGGCGGGCATTTCGTTTACGTCAGGATTGCCAACAACGCCAAATTTCAGAACAACAGGTTTATGCGCCAAGAACAAAGCGAATAGTTTATCGTAGCTATTCGCATCTGCATCCGCGCTAAATACGTTTTCACTGGAAGCGTTCCAAGAAAGTTTTTTAATGTCCTTTTCCGTCCAGATACCCGAATCTTTACTTTGTGTGTCGATTGTTTCAGCCGAAAGCCCCAATTTGCAAGATGTGGCAAGTGCGATGGCTTTACCGTCGATGAATAACATTAGGTCTTTTCCTAACACAGATTTTGCTTTACTCATAATTTTATCGTGTTTTAGTTAATTATTCAGTTTTAAATGAGAATACGAGGCTTTGAATAAAAGTATCTTCTATAAAATCCTCATTCGCACTAATTAGTTTAGAATCGATCACATCGAAGTTATCATAACTTCCTCGTTTGTTTTCGAGTGATTTACGTACCTCTTCCGCGATTGTAACAGAGTTCAAATAGTTATCACTGGCGACAACGATCTCAACCGAAACTGTGTCACCCGTACCGTACCTATCTTTCGTATATTCCGGCGTTAAGGAGTTGCGTTTGTAGATCACAAACGGAAAAGATGTCTCCGTTTTGGTCGAGATAGCATATATTTTATCAGAAACCAATTTTGCCAACTCTGTAGAGTCGCTTAATCTCTTGTATACGTGTGCGCCTATTGATAAACTCATTTCTTTTTATTTGCTACTTTCATTATAGAATCAATTATATTTTTCTCTAGTGAGTTCTCTGCTTCTTTCTGCTTCGATTTGACCGCATTAGAAAAGAAGTGGGAAGCATTTATAATACCTCTATTCGCTCCTTTTTTGGTAGCTCGTTCTTTGGTTCCTGATTCAAACCATTTCAGCATATAGGCGCGTGATCCCTTTTTGCGTCGGTCGATCAGGTCGACCCGTGCGCCGGAAGCATTGCGATAAACTGCTATGTTTATTTCGTTCTTTAACGGTTTGAACGATACGCCATTCTTAGAACTGCTAAATTCCGCATCATTAACAGCAGAAACTAGATTTTCCTGTGCCTGTTTACGAATGATAAGAATTGACTTTCTAAGAGCGGAAGAAATAGCCTTCTTTGCTTCTTTATCGTTCAACCGTTTAAGTAATTCGTTTACTCGCGTTGCATCCACTTCGACGCGATACAAGTTGCGCCCGGTGTAATTGTCGTTACTCATTGATTACCTCCGCTTCTATAACCGTTGCTTGTTGCTTCCGGTCGTGGTTAATAGATAGAATCTTGTATTTCTGCCCGTCGTACTCGATTCGCATTTTAGCGTTAATCTCTTTGCAGATGCGAATCATTATTGTATTAACGGTCGTATTGTATATCTCGCCGTTCGCTTCTTTGCGTGCGCCAGACTTAAAGCGAATGTATGCGCGTTTATCGAATACTTTCACCCAACTTTCAGACGTGCCGCCCAGATTATCGCGCTTTGACTCGCTACGGTAAAATCCGATCATTTCGTTTAATAATCCCGCTTGCATTATGTGTATCTTTTTAATGGTTGCAGTAGTAGTTCTATGTGCCCCGGAATAACTTGCGGAGTGGCAAATGTTACCGATTCACGGTTTGCGTAGTAATTCGCTATAAGGATGCGAATCGCGTGCCAGATACGCCGATCTATTTTTGTGTCCTTAACGTAGGTATCTAGCGGATTATTTAGATACGATTCGATAAGAAGTTGAACGGGTTCGATAAGCCCGGTTATATACGCGTCGTCCGTGTCGAAGTCAACGTTTAAATGCTGTTTGAGTTCTTCGAGTGTTACGTATTGTGCCATATTGTATAAATTAGAAAGGGCTAGAGCCGAAGCCCCAGCCCTTTAGTGAATGATAGGTTATAGGATTAGGCAGAAGCTTTTTTCTTTGCGATGGCAAAGGCTTCCGGGCGAGCTACAACAATATCATAATCAGTATTCAACACAAAGTTTACGACATTACTTTTCGCTCCGGTATACGGGTCTATAACTAAATCCATATCGCCGAACTGACCGATAGCAGCGTTGGAGAATACACCGAATCCGATAGAATCGGCGTCCATGTAGTTAGTAACAAGAACCGGATAACCGTTCACCATACCATTTTGGCAGATCATTTCAGCAGCCCCCGCCGCTTTGGGAGTGGATTTCAAAGTACCATACACCTTTGGAGTGCAAACATAGGCGGCTGTACCGTCCGTAACATCTACGCCCGCATCCATGACAGTAGATTCAAGTGCAACAATATTCGCGAACGTCAATGCGGAAGTATATTCTACATCCGGTTTTGCCTTTACAAACACGCCGTTACTTGCACCAGACAACGCAGCCCCCGAAAACATCCATTTGTTCAAAGTACGGGCAACACCAAGCGAAATTTGTTTTAAAACTACGTCCTGCAAAGAGTAGTTCGTTTGGTTGATCGCACGCTTAGACACCGGGATAGAAATAGATACACGTTTGGGTGAAGCCTTGATTTTGTCGATATTCAATTCGGTATCAGTAACCGCAACGTTTTCACCCTGAATTGTTGCTTCAACAGCCGCCAATGTTGGGAAAACAAGGTCACCTACAAGCCCGCTTTGCATCTTGATACCTAGTTTATCAATAATCAAGCCTTTTTCTAACGGCTCAATGATTTCACCGATTGTAACAGGAACCATGCTAGCCGCATCGGTTGTATCTGTAACAGTCACCGCACGTTCTACAACTTTAATACCGCCTTCCGATACTACTCCGTTGTATTCTTCCAAAGAACGATGATTAACGACGTCAAAAACAGCCTGTGAAAACAACACGCGACGGTCAGATACCAAACCCGCGTTAATATCTTCAAGCGCACGGCGTTCAACTTTCATTTCCAAAAGTTCTTTCTTTGTTTTCAACTGCTCGAACTGCTCTTTCTCGCTTGCGTCGAGTGCTCTTTTTTCCGCTTCTGCTTTATCCAACATAGCGCGCATCTGCTCTTTGTATTGAGCAATAGTTTCAAATTCTTTTCTCATGTTTTAAATTGATTTGCGTAAATTATTAATTTCATTTAGATAGTCTTTATTCTCGCCGGACAACTCCGCTATCGTATCGTCCATACTCCGCACCGTTACGTCTGTACCATAAAAAGCAGGATCAACAACGGGAGATATATCGGAAATCCGATCAATCATGTGTACAGTACGAAGCAACAACCCGTCTTTCATTGAATAGGAAACTTTTGTTTTATCCTTTTCATTTAAAGCATACGCAAAAGACGAACCGAAAATATCACCGCGTTTAATCATTTCTACGGCGAAATCTCCATCGGGAGTACTAGGAGCCTCAAATCTGTATTTTAATCCGTAGTCGTCAAGTTCAAGCGACAAAGTTCCCGCACCACGATTAGAACGAGCTAACAATCTCTGTTTATTATGATCTAACAGAGCTTTAACATCACAACTACGCAATAACTCTTCCGTTATAGCTCCCTTTTCGATCACCTCAACAAAAGCGCGTTGTTTTTCCCTGTCGTACAATACACGGCTTTCTTGTCCGAATACAACCGCATAACCTTCGATTATTCTTCCATCTCCAACTTTAGGAGCACCTAACTCTGTATAACTTCGTATTTCCATATTTTGCAAATGTCATTTTACTATATGTTTGTTTCTTCGTTTTTGGGTAGCTCTACTTTTTGACTAGCCGCCTCGATTGGTTGAACGTTGCAGGAGATAAACACTTTGTCGCCTCCTTCAACGGGCGGTTTTCCTAAAGCCCTACGAGTATCATTCGGGGAATGAGCTCCCATTTCTTCCAAAGCTTTATAATAGCTTGCTTGTGTCGTTAAATCGGTTTGATATAAGCATGACAAATCAAATGAAATACTATATAAGTGAGCGACTGAATTAGGAATCAGCTTGTAATTAAATTCAGCCTCGATTTGTTTCAATATTGGTTGCAGTGTATCAGTTAAAAAAGAAACATTGCTCATTTCAGAAGCTTTGTAATTAGTAGATTGTCCGGCAAATACTTTATCTGGGTGAACTCCGTAAAATCTACATATATCAAGAATACTGAATTTCTTTGTTTCCAATAACTGCGCATCAACCGGATTTATAGAAAGTTGATGAAATCCAACATCGCCGGGAACTGAAATAATGTCTCTTCCTGTGTTTAGTTGTTCCTCTATGCGATCTCCAACCGTAGAAAGTTGAATATCCGTCATACCTGCACCGGGCAACCCTTTATTTATCTCTTTTGCACCGGAAACAAGCCCCTTTATTTTACTTCCATTCTGAAAGGTTCGTAAATTCTGATTATCTGCACTCGCGGCTATGGAAAAGATACGGCTAGCGTACATTATTGTGCTTACTCCTGTATATCCCCCGTCCAAACTATTATTTTTAAGATGGATTATTTCGTAGGATTCAAAACGCCCATATATCCGGTTATATGGATCAGAAATAATATAAACATCATTCAATTTGTCATAGGTTACTGTATTATTTGCGCATAATACAAGTTCGCTAACACTGCCGAACTTTCGACGGATAACGATGTAGGCGTTTCCTTGATTTACGATTTGAACAACCATATTCCTAACCATTTCAAAACTATTCATTCGTCGGTTAGGCATACGGGTTAATATCGTATATAAATCGTTTTCCTCGTCTGGTGAGAAATATCCATCTTTTTTCCGTTTAATTATAAGCGGTAAAGACGCGATAGTCCCCGAAAGAATAGAAGTACATCTATATGCGGCTGAAAGTTTCATTGCTTGATTACTGTTATGCACATCTATTGGCTGACCGGGTAACGATGGTAATCGGGAGTTTATCGCCGCATCTTTATCCGTTGTGCTCATCTCTGCATTTAAGGCGCGTTTTTGCGTCTTTGAACGTCCCAATTCAAAATTAAAAGATAGTTTCATTATACCTCCATGTTATTAAATAAGTAGAATGTCATTAGGTTTGTTATAGTCGAATCAATCTTCGCGTTATGCGTTTTCTTGACTGGCTTCTTATTCATGTTCCGATCTTCGTCTAATACCGCATTACTAAAACAGTATGGCGTAATCGGATTAGGGCTAAAGGTGAGCTTACTCCGATACAAAGCAAGTTCAAAGGATTCGATAGGGCTTGTAAACGTTCCGTATGTCTGTTTAACAGGCTTAATATATTCACTCGCACCGCCTACGGAATAAGTAAGAAGATTCACAAATTCAGCCGATTTATAAGGATCATAGCCAACTCCCATAATTTGTAGATACTTTGCACGCGCAAGTATATCGTTTACTATTTGCTGATAGTCGATAATATCACCGTCACAAAGAATTAAATAGCCCGCTTTCGCCCAACCTTCGTAAAGTTCCCGATTCGGATGATCTTTCAAAGCTCCTTCCGGGAAATAGTAGTCCGTATGCGAATGAAAAGAGCCGCTTTCTTTCGAATAGATATTATAAGTAACCGAAGAGAAGTCGTCTCGAACGGACAAATCAACCGCCACCATCGTAAGCGGATAAGTACCAATATTTTCTATTCTAATATCTTTGAATCGTTCTTCGATCTGCTTTGCCTCAATCCATTTTGTTGTTTGGTCGGTAGTAAATACGTTAAGTAACTTTGTTCGAAACTCTAGCGCGTCCGGTGCGCTATATAAAGCCTTCTGGTATGCGTCGATATAGAAATCTTCATAAACAGTTATACCCATGTGTGGTTGCACTTTACGCCACGTTGCCGGATCGCCTTCCTCGTCGTCTACGTCTGGCTCAAAGATGTGTGCAAATATGGAATCATTTTCAATCTCACCGCGTAGGATTGCTTTGTACATTTTCAACATCTCCACAAACGGAGCCGTTTCTTTATCGGATGCGGTAGTTATAACTACGGTTAAAGGGTTGAGCCGTGCGCCCATTGAGGAAGTTAATACATTCTTCAACGCGGCGCTATCGGCTTGCGAATACTCGTCCACTATTACCATGCTTGCGTTAAGTCCGTCTAATTTATCCGGGTTAGAGGCAAGGCAACGGGCAAAAGAGGTTTTTCCCTTTATGCGGTTATATATGATTTCTCGATTAATTTTGAAGTGTCTAAACTTCGGATCGAGAGACTTTAAAATATTACGTATTTCATCAAAACAAACTTTCGCCTGATTATATGAGTTTGCAGCAACGTATGTTTGTGCGTTCGCATCACCGAACAACAAATCGTTAATCGAAAGACTCGCTACGCTTGTTGTCTTACTGAATTTACGCGGAACGAATAGAAGAGCTTCGCGAATCAAACGTTTGTTTGTTCCGGGCTTGTAAAATGCGAGAATGTTAGAGAACTGAAACACTTGTATCGGAGTCAGCTTGTATCTAGTTTTTCCCTTTGTGCCGGAAAACTTCAAACGCTCATAGAACGTGACGAACTTCTTTACTTCCTTGATCCGAAACTCGTATTTATCTAAGAACGAAAAGAAGCGGGAAACGGCTAATAACTCATAAAGGTTGTGCGCGTCCGGGTTATTTATGCAGCCCTTTACATAAAGATTTAATCGTTCGTCTGCCGCTTCTAGTTTATACGAATCGACGTCGATATTATGCAGATCGGAGATAACCGACTGCTTTAATGCTATCAGTTTATCTCTAGTCTCCTTCTCCATCGCGATCTATCTTATCTACCTCGTTTATTAAGTCGTTCACCTCGTCATCGTCAGACGCGGACAAAGTTTGTAGTGTCAAGCCAAGTTCCCGCAACTGTTTGCGAGTAACTTCGAGCGCATCAAATAAAACTTTGAAAGCCGGATGCGCCACGAGCTTCTTATTTCCTTCGCGAGAAACTTCCGTAACAAACGAACGTTTCTTCTTTGCTATGTCATTGAGAGCGATCTTAAACGCAATGTAAGAACCTGCACAAAGAGTTATACACAAATCCAAATCAGATGTGTATGTTCCTTGCGAGTTCATCGCGGCGCGAATCTTTTCTTTTATATCGTCTAAATCACTCATTTTTATATGCGTTTTTGCATATATGAAAAGATCGCAAGTATTTGGTAGCGCGGAAGTTCGAGAAGAAAAGCTCACCCCCAACGAGCACCCCCTCATTTCAAAAATTGCTCGCGCGTGTAAACATGAGGTGAGATGGGTTTAGCGTATCGCGTTAAAAAATAAAAAAAGCCCCCTCTCTCTAATATAATAAATATTTTTTATTTATATTTGTATCAACAAAGAATGAATATTATGACAGAAAAAATAAATCATGTAAAAAACCCTTTAACTATTATAGCCATTTTTGCTGGAATAGCGGAAGTTAGTGGAACAATAATCACTCCATTTATTGACAAAGAACTTCAAGGGATATTCATATATTTCTTAATAGGCTTTCCAACAATATTGGTAGTTCTTTTTTTTGTAACTCTTTGGTTTAAATCTAATGTCCTATACGCTCCATCGGATTTTTCAAATGAAGAAAACTACGTAATCATGAGGCAGTTTTATGATAAAAATCGTAAAATAGAAATTGTAGAAAGAAAACAATCTAATACAAAAAAGACAGACGGTACATGCTTTGTTGCTATATCAAGTACGAATGCACCCCAAAAAGCAAATTCAGAAAATAGCGTCCGTATTAGATTGGCTGATGTTCCAACTGCCTCAAATATGGCAAAAGCATTTAGAAAAAAAGGATATAACAATATAGACATATATTCAGGTTTTTCCGAAGAACCATCAACTGACGAAAATAGTAAAGCTATTTGGATAGGAGCTGACATTGATATTGAAACAATAAAAAAGGTTATAAAAGATGCTGTAAGAATATATCCTAATCTAAAATATATTAGTATTAGTAATGAATATACGGATAATGTAAGGAATGAAATATTTATTGGCGGAAGTACAGAAACAGCAATATCAAGAAATGCAAAAGATTTAGAAGAAGAAGATTTTAAAGCAATAGAGAGCGTTAAAAATATAAATGAACTAGAACAAATTATAACTCAAAAATTTTACTAAGTAGATTAACAATAATCTACTTAGTAAAAAAATAAGATTATATTTTCAAAAACTTATCTGCAAACCGTTCCGTAGCTCGCTTATTATTCGCCTGTATCGCCTCTTTCGAATGACTGAAAGCACGTCGATGCGCATCAGAGTGGCACGAATGGCAGAGGCTTTGCAGATTGTTATAATCAAACATTAGTTGTCTCATTCCGAGTTCATGCGACACGGACTCAACCGGGACGGTGTGATGTACTTCGGTTGCAAGTGTACTGCGATTGTTCGCTTCGCACACTTCACAAACCGGATTGCTTTGTAGCTTCTTAGCGCGGAGTAATTTCCATTTGTTGGAGTTAATCATCTTAATGTAATGCGGGTTTCTACTCATTGTTCGTCATAATTAAAAAGAATCTTATCACATTGATAACAATCGTGCAACTCCTTTCGTGTCGCCTCGATGTCGTCCGTTTCTATCTCAACTAAATGCGTCTCGGACACATCGCCCGATTTGCATTGAATACGCCTAATTATATACATAACGTTTCGATCCGGTCTAATCCGTTAATAAGTAACCTAATCCGGGCACAATTCCCGTCGCATCGAGTCAATTGTGTTTCCTGTTTATGTATCCGACTCGCACAACCTTTGCAGTTCTTAGACGGACACATTTGTTTATACACTTCGATAGCTTGCCGCCTCGTTTCGTCTCTCTGTATCCGAGCCGCTTCGATAGCGACTTTTCGGATTAAGCCACGCGAGCGGATGCGCTCGTTAGTGGCTTGTTCGATGTACTGTTTTACTTTACTCATTTTACCGTGTTGTTTTTAGGTTTGTAATTCCACCCGTTTAACTCGTAGACTTTCCGTTTCGCCTCTTCCTGTGTTGCCGCATCATCTACCTTTGTGTCTCCGTCTGGATCGCGACGATAGATATTGAAGTGTCGAAAACGAGGGGAATAATAATACTTTGATTGATTTTGCGTTTGGCTCATTTCTGTATCGTTTTTAATATTAATCTCTTGCTTCAGCCATCTTCCGACCTTTTGTAGTCGCCGAATAGATATTCGGCTTATCACCACTGAAACATTTAGTTTTTATCCATTCATTTCGTTCAGCTTCCCGGATATAGAAGGATATTCCGTATTCAGATGTATGTTTTAACCAATCCAAATTTTTGATTTGTTCAAATGTCATAGGACCGCCATAAACGAGCGATGACGTCAACATTTCAACGCTTTCTTTCAATGAATATTCACTCATATTTATCTTGTTTTACTCTAATTAAAATACACCTCCATCACAGGCGTTAATAATAATTTCTACTATTCTATCACTTTTCATTCTTCCATTTTCGCCCACTCCATCATTATCATCCTTATCAAGTTTCAAGATATTTAAATTTCCATCAGCAAAGAGAATCAGATTCTTAGGTTTCTTTCGGATTACCTTCTTCAGCTCCTTAATCCATTCCTCTTCTTTCTTCGTTAGTTTGATTATTTCCATAATGTTCCTTATTGATTTGTTTTGATTATTTCCTTTTATTCATTTTCTTCCGTTTCCGGTCTTTTTTGATTTGATTCGCAGTACGCCCACCTTTCGAAGAGGAATTTTTCCAAGAAGGTGGGACGGTTTTCCAAGGAGTAGACTTTTCTTCATCTACCATTTTCAGTTCCATATAGGGAATATCATAAGGTCTGTTTTCGTATCTATATGTATTCATTTCTGTTTTGTTATTAGTTATTCAATCCGTTCACCCAACTTTAAAACATACACCTCTTTCTTATCAGGTGCACCCCATTTCTTCCGACCAACTCCAACCGAAATACGATCCAACTTAAACAACATAGATCGCGCGGTGTACCCATACCGGAAACGAACGTGTGTATAATGATCGCAACTACCAACCGGACAACCGTCACAACCTTTTGCGCTTGGATGAAGTCCGCAACACTTTAAGCGTTTGATCCAATACGGTTTTATTTCCCGATATTCTTCTTTCTTTTCGCCGGATTCGATCATTAGAAACCAAACCGCCATTAATGGTAAATCTAGTATTCGCATAACTTTATTATTTATTAATTCTACACAAACATTCTAGGCTGCATCCGCGACAAAATGATTTTATTCGCATCTGCATAGAACTTCTTCTTTATCTCAAATCCGTATGCTTTTCGCCCGCATTGAGCGGCTGCAAGTAATGTTGTACCACTTCCGGCGCATGGGTCTATTACAACATCACCCGCATCTGTGAAAAGTTCGATCAACCGTTCAAGTAACGGAACTGATTTTTGTGTTGGATGAATCCGCGGTGTATCTGTGTCTCTAGGATAATCGAAACAATTAAATACCATCCGACCGCCATTATTGAATTTTGGCAGTTTATCCCGATACAAGAGTACACCATATTCACAATTACCAACGACCTTCATATTAGCCTTTAAAACTTGTGCCGAAAAGTTCTTTTTAAATACCAGATTGATATAATTGTTCAGCCCGTATTCTTTCGCTTTCTGTATAAGTTCGAATTGTTGCTGAAATTCACAAAAGACAATCATACAGGGGGATTTTCCTTTTTCTTTTGGCTCTTTAACGAGCATCTTGCTACAAAAGTGAAGAAATTCAGTAATTCGAAAATCCTTATCGGTATCGAAAAATTCTTTTCCGGCTAATTCGCTTTCTCCATTAGAATTGTCTCCGTCGATATACCAAGATGGATTAGAACCGTATGCGTTCTTCCCAATGTTGTAGGGAATATCCGCAATGATTAGTTGTGCTTTCGGAATACCGTATGTTTTATAGTTCTGGAAATGGTCGTTAAATAGTTCTACGTCTTTCAT